CACCGTTAGCCGTAAAGGTTAGTGGTAGATATGTACCGCTGCCATTAATCCCTGACACAACTTCTGCGGCTGTTGCTGTTGCTGCAATAAGAATCTTACCTGCGTTAGTAGGATCGCTATTGTTTGTGGCCTGCCATGATGCGGCTTGCGATGTGCCATTAGGTAAAGCGTAAATACCCGTTGCTGTGTTTACTAAACTAGATTGGAATGCGTACCGATCCGTAACAGTGCCGTTATAGAAGTCCGCTTGGAACCTACTGCCAGTACCAGTAAATGTAGCGCCATTACTGCAATTGAGCGCGCTCATGTAGGTCGTACCAGTAATGGTAACGTTACCGCTCGCATCGTGGTTGACTGACTTTTCAGCAGGGTATGTTACGAATACTTCTTTGGACCCGGCGCTGAATGTAACAATCAGACCGCTGTTAGATGACGCAAGAATAATGGTGCGGGATAGTGTGGTGCCGGAAGATGTGTACGTCCCAACGCCAACTTCCCATTCATTAGTCCCCGGATTGGTAATTGAGTAAAACGTCGTATTGCCATTTCCTACTGCCGCAAAAGATTGGAACCCAGTAGCAGCTCCCAGCAGCGTAATAGGGGATGTAGTCCCTGTAAACGAGCTTGTTTCTTTTACGCGATCAGCTAGAACTAATGCCATGATAATTCCTTACATGTTAATCGTGTTCCAATTCGGCACCTGTGTTGTATCTATGGGCTCGAATTTAAAGAACGGGGTAAACTCACTAGAGGCACGCACCCTTGCAGAAATTGTAGAGTTCAGTATTGCGGAAGAATTATTAATCCCAGTAAGATTAACTGTCTCACTTACATTAGAAATTAACTGGGCAATAGTTGTTGCGCTAGCTACCGCAGTTATGGACTCTTCAACAATTAAATATATTCCGCCTGCATCTACTACGCCTGCTATTGCTGCAAACTCATCTAAAGATACATTGTATGGGAACCCGCCGCTCTCATCCGAGCTAACTACAATAGTCTCATTTACGTTGTTGTTTAATTCTGATGTCTGCTCTAAAGTATCTTGCAGTAATATGTACTCATCTACATTAACGTCTTGCTCATTAATACTGTAATGCTCTTCAATAAATAAAGCGCGCTCGCTAATTGTCTCTGAGCCACCACTGCCGTTCTGTGTATCAGTCGCTACTATGGCTTCAGCTATAGCATTACTAGATGCCCCACCAGCAACTTGGCTTTCTGTAAGGACTACCGAATCAGACTGCGCAACATTAAAGTTTGCTTGTGACGCTTGTGAATCTGCGAGAACCGAAGACTCTGAAAGTGCAGCTAAAAAGTCACCTACAGAGAACAGCGTATCTGAGCCAGTAATAAACTCATCAACAAAAGAGTTGAACGCGTTGTCTGTATTCTGTTCATCAAGCAGCGTAGCGGATTCTGAAATAGCGCTCGGGTAAACAACGCTACCGTCTTGCGTAGCTGTTGCTGTGATTAGATCAGAAAGACTATCGACAAAATCAGCTAGTGCAACTTGTGCAGCTTCTAGCGCAACTACCTCTGTTATAGAGTCAACAAAGTCAGCTAGTACATCTTGGATATTAGTAAGTAATACTTGTTCACTAACTGCGGAAGCATACGTAACAAACGCGTCTTCAAGTTCTGAAACTAAAATAGCTTCAGCAACGTCAGCGTTATACGTAGCCCCGCTTAGTGAAGAAAAAGGCGTTTCGGCAAAAGATGAGATACCAAACATGCGTTACGCCTTTTAGCTTTTAAACAGCGACCAATACGTCTTCTCTAAACCAACGGTTTTGTGCATCACCGTCTTCGTCAACCCATGAGATCAGACAATAAACAACACCATCTTCATCCATACGGTAAGCCTCAACTGGGCCTGATGGAACTACCGTATTAACACGAACGGTTTGACCCTTAGTGAAATTAGCCATGTAGCCTCCTATTACGCAGCGTCAGCGGAGAAGCTGTACGTTACGTTAAGTGTATCGCCACTGATAACGGCACGGTTACCGCCAGTGAAGTTACCTTCTGAGAACAGGATGCCGGTTGTGCCGCTCTTGGTGCTGGAGTTCGAAACAAACGCACCGCCAATAGTAGCCGTAGCATTGATCGTGAACGTAACAGACGAAGCCGTAATCACCGAAGGATCAGCAGTGGTAGAACCACCGAAGGCCAAAGTAGGACGAGCAGCTTGCGTGTAGCTAACGTTTTCAGTCCAACCAAGGTGGGAGGTCATCGAGTCACCAGCAGCAAACGTTGCGCTTGAGTTAATCAGGCCAAGATACCAAGTAGCGTTGTACGAAGAACCCGAGAAGTATTTATCGTTCAGGTCTTTAAGGCCAACGTTAACAACCAGATTATGGAAGTCTTCAGCCCATTTAGAATTGCCTTCTGCATCAAAGCACTCTACGTGGTAAACACCACCAAATTTAATACGATCATCACTGCCAGCACCTTTCAGTACGTCGGCGGAGACAATATCCATAGCTTTTGTCTTTGAATCAAACATAGTAACTCCTTAAGTTATGCGAATTAGCGCCGAGGACGCTGTGTTAGCTGGCAACGTTATTGTAAACGTGTTGGTCGATGTCTTATCCGAACCAAAGTCTAATACTGCAATAGACTTATTACTCTTACTTGAGTTGTAAATCAAAGCCCCACGAGCCGTAAAAGCTCCCGGGTCCCATTCTGGATTATCAAAATTTACGTAAGCGATTAACCCAGAAACATTGACGGACACATTAGTTAGTAGAATACCACCTGCCGTGTACCCTGTCCCAGTAATTTGCCCCGGAGTTGCTGCCGAATACTCCGTCGTATCTGGGCCTAAAGATGCAAGTGCCGTATAAAGTGCAATATACAGAGAGTCTGTTTGTAGGTTGTGTTGACCTAACAGAATCTGCTGTTTAAAACTTGTTGTTAGTCCTTGCTGGATCATGTGACTTGTACCCTAGCTTGACCAGAGCGGTAAGCATCACTGCGCTCCAGACCATCACCCAGACGTTTCAGCATAGCCAATGCGTCACCATACCGTGCGGTGTAGTTTTGTATCAAATCAGGCTCGCCTTTCATGAATGCCGCAGCTTCCATGAGCGCACCATATAGCAACGCAGAATCAAAATTATCACCAAGCCATGTTGTGCCGGCAGTAACAATGCTTTCTGGATAGTAGTAATAATGTAATTCTACAAAGTAGCTTGCATCCGGCGTGGGCCCAAGAATAAAACTTAGCTCATCCGTGATTGTAGAGTTGGTTACGTAAGGACCAAAAATAGCATAGTACTGCGGCTTACCTGTGCTGCCTGGATTTGGGTATGACTCACGAATAAAGTTAACATCCTTATTCAGAAGGAACTCATACTCCTCGTTAGTGGTGCCGTAGTTACTAATAACCGCAATGGAATACACCGATAGAAAATCATCAGGCGCGGCCATGTACTTGTTGTTGATTGATGCAGAACCAATGATATTTTTGCGCAACGGCGGAAGCTGAACAGAGTTATAAATACGCTGTTCAGCCTGCTTAATAAACGTGTCTATCTGGTCGGCAGACGTAAACGATCCTACCGTTGCCGGAAAGTCATTTTCGCAATACCCCTTGATAGCTGACGAAAGCTGCGCGTAGTTCATGTTTATGCCATTGGCCCACGGGACATTACGCCCTTAGTTGCTGCGCCAGTACCACGCATTTTAATTCCGTCTTTTTTAACATCATCTGCCGCAGGGTCACCCATGCTCACGCGCGGGGATACGGTCTTGTTGGTCATCTGCTTGGTCGTAAGCGTATTAGGATCAACAGGTTTATTCATCTTCATAGGACCTCCGGTCATTGAGTGTGGCTTTGCGTACACAGCAGCCGAGCCGACTTCTTTGCCCATTAGCTTTTGCGAGAACTTAGCCATTATCGGCCTCTTGAGCCAGACTTTTGATTCATTGCACGAGCCATATTACGACCCATTTTCTTCATGTCAATACTAGCTACACCGCCCTTTTTCATGCCGTGCATTTTCTTTTCGTGGACTTTGACTTCTTTATCCGCGATCTGCTTAACTTCTTTCTTGTCCATTTTAGACTCCTATG